TTTCAATTCTTAGATGTAGAAGAAAAGGATGAAGTGCTTGACGAGGAAATGCGTTGTAGCCATGAGCAAGCCTCAGAGTTGGTAAGACTGTTACAACATGCGTTAGAAAATAAAATGAATGTAATTGTTCATTGTTACGCTGGTGTATGCCGTAGTGGTGCTGTATGCGAAGTCGGTGTGATGATGGGCTTTGATGATACTGAGGCTTTTCGCAGTCCTAATTTGTTAGTAAAGCATCGTATGATGAAGGCATTGGGCTGGGCTTATGACGAAAATGAAAAGCATAGTATCAACGGAGAAACAACAGATTGGGGTTTTGTGATTCCAAAAACACGCCGAGGTAATGCATGAATAAAGTAGTTCGCAATGGCCTTGTAGCAGTGCTTTACAGTCCACGATACGGTGCTGGATGGTATTCGTGGAACTATGATCGTGGCTTTGACAGTCTTGAACTGGTTTTTGATCCTGGACTAGTTTCTTTGGTAGAACAAGGCGATCAAGAAAAAATTCTAGCGTATGCCACACTTAAATGGCCCGATGCTTATTTGGGAGGTCTTGACGATATACAAATTAGATGGATCCCTCAAGGCACTGCATTTAGAATTGAAGAATACGATGGTTCAGAATCTATTTCATTCATGGATGATATAGATTGGATTAAAGCATAAAGACAAAACATGGGCATTAAATTTCCAGTATCAACACCTACCCCGCTGTATGATTTTACTCTTCGGTATAATAAACTGCATGAAGAACGAATCATCAAGCATCGCAATTGGCAAAACAACTGGCAAGACTTTTACGAACTGAAAATGAAACAAGTTCAGGAAAGTCATAGAATTGCCAAAGCAGAATTGAGACGAGCCGAACTAGATCAAGTACATCAGTATGAAGTCTTAGACAAAAGACACGCATACGCTAATTACCAGTACATGTTCTATGTGGGCACAAAATTTGATGTTTATATTTAGGAGGCTACTATGCCCACAACTTTTGTAATTTCAGACACACACTTTGGACATCTTGGTGTATGTAAGTTTATGCGTAATGATGGTGTAACAAAACTTAGACCATGGGATAGTCCTGAAGAAATGGACGAAGCCATGGTCGAGCGTTGGAATGCTAGAGTGCGCCCCAATGACAAAGTATATCACCTCGGTGATGTAGTCATTAACCGTAAAGCTCTGCACATTCTGCATCGCTTAAACGGTGACAAAGTACTGATCAAAGGCAACCACGATATTTTCAAACTGTCAGACTATACTGAACATTTTAGAGATATTCGTGCTTACCATGTACTAAATGGCATGATCTTTAGTCATGTACCTGTGCATGAAGAAAGCCTTGCTCGTTTTGGTTGCAACATTCATGGACACTTACATGCTAACCGTGTTATGACTGTAAAGCATAAAAATGCTGTACCTGAAATAGATCCTAGGTACTTTTGTGCCTGTGTTGAGCACACTGACTTTGCTCCTATCAGTCTTGAAGAAATTGGGGACAGGATTAGAGCACAGGGCGGCCATGTTGGATTTAAAAACGGCAACGGCCCTACCGCAGTAATGTAAATACACTGAGCAGACCCATTTGACTCGCAAGAGATGAAATTCTGCTTCCGCGGCGCACGAAACATGGGATGGGCTGTGCGTCCGGGGTTGATAGTTATCCTGTCACCCAGAAAACTATCAAATAGAGCCTTCGGGCTCTATTTTTTTGACTAGATTTTAAAAAAGATAATTACTAGTATTCGAGGAAACTATGAGTCTAAAACAACAAATTCTTACCTACAGCCGCCAAGAAACCATGCAACCATTAAGTACTTGGTTCGATTCTAAGTTAGAACAACTCATTGACATAGGAATTTATTCTGACTTTAATACTCTTGAAGACACAGGACAAAAACTAGTTCAAGGACTAAAAGATTACAGCAACAAATATAATATTAATAATGTTGCACTAGGTATGAGTGGCGGTGTAGACAGTGCATTAACAGCAGCATTATTTAAAACAGCAGGGTGGACAGTGACAGGTGTTACTATGCCCATTCACCAGAATCCCACAGAAACAGAACGAGGTATTGAAGCTTGTTCTGCACTGGGTATTAAACATGTGCATATCGATTTAACAAAACCCTATGATGATTTGGTAAAAAGCATTGAACTATGGGATCATGAAATTAATCATGCAGGGCATGTAATTCGTAGAGCCAACCTGCGTGTAAGGCTGCGTATGATGACAGTGTACAATGTAGCCAGCAGTCTGCGTGGGCTTGTGGGCAGCACAGATAACTTCAGCGAGCTAGCCGCAGGTTTTTGGACACTACATGGTGATGTAGGAGACTTGGCACCTATTCAAAGTTTGAGTAAAAGCTGGGAAGTACCCAAGCTGGCAGAAATTTATGGAGTACCTAAATCCACAGTGTTTGCCAAACCCACAGACGGTCTAGGTATCAGTGATGGCGATGAAGCACAGTTTGGTTTCAGTTACTTGGAATTTGATATTGTGTTGTTAATGTTATGTCTTCACAAAGAAATTAAAACAAGACAACAAGCATTAGAATACTTGTTGCCCGGTACAGCAGACATTGCCAAAGTAAATAGTATTTTGGATCGTATCGCTGGCAGTACATTTAAAAGAGCTAATCCTTTTAACTTACCACACCCACAAGACCGTGAAAGATATGTGGGCTTACAAAATCTTGACACTGCACTGTGGAAAAAATTATAATAGTATATAAATACCATTATAAAACTCCAGGTAGCGACATGATTTACACTATAAAAGACACACAGGATCCTTATGCTGGTTATCTTAAAGATGATCCAGTGCGACCACATATTCCCAATGAGCAGAGATTTGGCAGCAATAGAGCAGTGCTGGCACTGACAGATGATAATCATGTTCAAGCAGTGGTCTGTACTAGACTTTGTAGTTTGATTCCTACCAGTGAAGAGGAACTGTTAATGGACAACAGTGCTGACCCTGATACTGCTGTGTTCTATACAATATGGAGCTACACACCTGGGGCAGGCCAACAGTTAATAAGAGAAGGCCTGGCCAAACTGCAGCAGGAAAACCCCAACATCAAAAGATTTGTCACTCTCAGTCCTCCTACTGAGATGGCAAAACGATTCCATTTAAAAAATGGAGCTCGCATATTCAGAGTTAACGATACAACAGTTAACTATGAATATATAAGTATATAAACTAAAAATTAGCATGACAATCAAAAACTATGTGGTCTGCGCTCACCGCAGAATCAAAAGCACCAAATGGGTTTGGAAAGATACTGCCGCAGAAGGCGATATTTATGAAACTTACAAACAAATGTGTTTGTTAAGTTTGGCCAGCGCACGACACTTTTTAGAAGGTGACTGGGAATATATTTTATTCGACGAAGAAATTGACAGCATCAATGATGCCATGCCCTTAAACAATGACAGAGTCTATGACCTGTGGCACAGTGAACCTTGCAACATATTGTGGGTTGGTCCTGATGTTCAATTTGTTAAACCTACAAAAATATTTGGTGAATTCAATGAATTTAGGCTGTTTAATTGGACTGACCCAAAAAGCTGGCATGAAGCTAATCAGTACAATGCTGGATTTGACAATTTGTTCAACAATGACTTACAGTATTACCCCAGTACAATGGATGCCAAACTTTGGGAAACCGAACGCAAAATGCGAACTGAATGGGACAACAGTGACGGCATGAGCAGTTATAACAATCAACAGATTATCCATAACACTATGTTTTGGAGTCAAGGCCTTGCTTGGTCTGATGCACACCGCCCAGAGTTATTTTATCAAGCACAATGGTTACCATGGCAAGATTTAACTGTTCAAGACGAGTGGAATCAGTGCAAGTATCAAGATGCACATGTAATTCATTGGCACAGCAGTAGACATAGCCCCACTAAGTTGGACTGTATGCAACAAGTAAATGATGCACTAGGTATTCCTGCTGTAACTGAACTTAAATGAAAATAGCTGTAATTGGAAGTAACGGTTTTTTAGGCCGTTATTTGACTAAATTACTGTCACTGAAATATACAGTATTGCCAGTAACAAGACAAACTGTAGACATCAGCAATTATGCTGCTGTGCAAGTATGGTTACAAGAACATAAACCTGATGTAGTTGTAAATTGTGCAATCAGTGGAGGCGGCCCAGCTGTAGATGAAATTAACTACAGTCATGTTCAACATGATCTCGCAGTATTTTTAAATTTTTACAACAGCAACTATGTAATGAAGTACATTAACATTGGCAGCGGTGCAGAATTTGACCGCCGAACTGACATTAACTGTGCCAAAGAAGATGATATAGTTGTTGCCAAGCCCTTAGAAAGTTATAGTTTTGTAAAAAATACCATAGCAAGACTCTGCAGAAATCGTATGAATTTTTATACACTGAGATTGTTTGGTTGCTTTGACAGCAGCGAACCAGACTTTAGACTATTGAAAAAATTCAAAGAAGACAGTAAAATTGAAATCCAAGATAGATATTTTGACTATATCAGTTTACGAGATTTTGCCACAGTGGTTGATTACTATATAAGGGAAGCTGGCCCACAAGACATTAATTGCGTTTACGCAGATAAATTATTACTCAGTGAGCAACTTAAAAAGTTTGCCAAGTATCATGTACCCGACAGCACTATTTCTTGTAAACTTGAGTTAGGTCGATCTTACACAGGCAACGGTGATAAACTTCAACAACTGAATTTAAATCTTGCGGGACTCGAAGAAAGTTTAAGATTATATGAATAAAAAAATTGTTTATGTAACAGGCTGTCTGGGCTTTATGGGCAGTCATGTTACAGAAGCCTGTTTGGCCAAAGGATGGTATGTGATTGGTGTTGACAACTGCACTTATGCAGCCAATACTGCATGGATTGACAGTTGGGATCTGCGGTTCCCTGACCAATTTAATTTCATTAAATCAGATATCAATGACTTAGATAAGCTCTACGACTGCGACTATATTATTAACATGGCCGCCGAAACTCATGTAGACAACAGCATCGAAGACAGCGATAGATTTGTACACAGCAATATCAACGGTGTACACAATCTTTTAAAACTTATTAACAAAAAGAAATATCATAAACCTGTGCTGTTACACTTCAGCACAGATGAAGTCTATGGAGACATTGAGCAGGGCAGTCACAAAGAAACTGACTTATTAAAACCTAGTAATCCCTACAGTGCTACCAAAGCAGCAGCAGATCATTTGGTAACAAGTTGGGCTAGAACTTATGGATTGTCTTATGTAATTGTTCGCCCTACCAATAATTATGGCATTGGCCAGTATGTAGAAAAACTTATTCCTAAAACTGTAAAATATTTAAGTATTGGTCGTAGAGTTGATCTGCACAATAACGGCACACCTGTGCGTACTTGGTTGTTTGCCGGCGATACTGCCCAAGCTGTTATTACAATAATCGAATCAGGTGTTAAAAACGAAATATTCAACATCAGCGGTAATTATGAAACTGCAAATATTACAGTAGTTAAAAAGATAATTGATCGTATGATGCCCAGTCAAACCGTTGATATTACCAACTATATTGAACACATGGTTAGAATTGGACAGGATGTTCGTTACAGTATCGATGACACAAAACTCAAACAATTGGGATGGCAACCGCAGGCAGACTTTGACAAAGAGCTGGAAAAAATAGTACAATACTATCAAGAAAACTTTATTTGGTAACACATGGAACAGATTCTACAACAAGTTAGAGAATACATTAGAAACAAGCAAGAAACAAAAACTTGGCGTGAAGGCCAAGACTTTGTTAACTATGCTGGCGCTTACTATGACGAAAGCGAATATGCGGCTGGAGTAGAAAGCTTACTAAAAGGTTGGTTGGCCATGGGCGATGCTGGTCTTAGATTTGAACGAGAGTTTCCTAACCAATTTGGTAAGACTAAAGGCATTGTGACTAACAGCGGCAGCAGCAGTAACCTGTTGATGATGGCCAGCCTAACCAGCAAGCGTGGCTATAATTTGCCTAAAGGCACAAAAGTGTTGATGCCTATTGCAGGCTTTCCTACTACACTGAATCCCACACTACAAGTGGGTTTTCAGCCCATCTTTGTAGATATTGAATTAGACACGCTAAATTTAAATTTAGATCAAGTTGAAGCAGCACTTAAACAACAACCTGACATTCGTGTCATTACTTTTGCTCATGTACTAGGTAATCCTCCTAACATGAATAGGCTTATGGAGTTAGTAAAACGCTATGATTTGATTCTATTAGAAGACTGCTGTGATGCATTGGGCAGTACTTACGACGGTGTGCCTCTTGGATCGTTTGGTCTTATGTCATCATGCAGTTTTTATCCTGCACATCACATGACCATGGGCGAAGGTGGATTTGTAGCTACCAATGACGCCGACCATGATGTTATTCTTCGTAGTTTCCGTGAATGGGGTCGTGGCTGTTACTGTGTAGGGCCCGAAGCCAATAAATTGAAATGTGGAACTTGCGGCAAGCGTTTTAACAATTGGATTCCAACACTGCCCGACGAAGTATTTGACCACAAATATGTCTACGATGAAATTGGCTATAACTTAAAACCCATTGAACTACAGTGTGCCATGGGCTTAGAACAGTTAAAGAAGCTGCCCGAGATTCATGCACTGCGCCGTCGTAACTACGCACTGCTGTTTGACATTTACAAGCCCTACGAAGAATTTTTCCATTTACCCCGAGCACAGGCCAAGTCGGATCCATCATGGTTTGCTTTTCCCTTAACAATAAGGCAGGGCGCACCATTTAGTCGCAGTGATATAGTAGACTATTTGGAAGAAAACCTTATACAGACTCGTCCGTATTTTGCTGGCAATATTATGTTACAGCCAGCATACAGCCATTTGATGGATCCGATGGTAGCTAAAAATAATTTCCCCATGGCCACTCATGCCATGACACACACTTACTTCCACGGAACAAGTCCTGTGATTACACCTGAGCAGATTGCTTACATTGGCAAAATAGTTCAAGGTTTTATGAGTTTATATCAGTGAGAAACCTATGAGAGTATGTGATTGGATTCCTCAGTATCTTAAGTCAATTGGTGTAAAACGAGTGCATGGTCTAATGGGCGGCGGCGCTGCAGGTCTTAATGATGGATTTATCAAAGCAGGCATGCCCTATATCTGTTATCATCATGAGCAAGGTGCCGGACATGCTGCTATTGGTGAAAGCAAGTATACAGGACAGTTATCAGTAGTTAATCCTACCACTGGTTGTGCTGGTACTAACTGCGCTACCAGTGTGCTAAATGCTTGGCAGGACAGTACCCCTGTGCTGTTTATCAGCGGTAATGTTAGGTTAAACACTTGCAGCGGCTGGATTAATTTTAAAAATCCCGGAATAAACATTCGCAAATACGGTATTCAAGAACACCATGTAGTTGAGACTTATCAGTCAATGACCAAATACAGTAGATTTATTACCAGTGTAGACGATGTTGCTTATCATATCAGTTATGCGGTACACTGTGCTACAACTGGAAGGCCCGGGCCTGTATGGATCGACATTCCTGGTGATATTCAATTAGCAGAAATGCCTGAACAGTATAATTTATATGTGCCTCCCACAGATCACTATTTGCCGACGAAATTAGATAAAATTAAATCAAAGATCCATCACAGTGAAAGGCCCTTAATTCTAGCAGGTTATGGTATTAGGCAAAGCAACACTGTTGAACAATTCAATAGATTTATCGAGCAGTATGAAATTCCTTTTGCCAGTACTTATGGTGGCCGCGACTATACTGCTGGCAATCATCACTACAGTCTCGGTACTGTGGGACAAAAAGGCAGTAGAGCAGGGAACTTTGCTGTACAAAATTGTGATTTATTATTGGTCTTGGGCAGCAGTTTAAATGCCAGTGTTGTGGGCTATGATCCTAAACAGTTTAGTCCGCATAGTTATAAAATTGGAGTAGATATTGATAATGGTGAACTTAACAAAGATATTGTTCAATTGAATGAAAAAATTAACATGAGTTTACAAGACTTTTTTAAGGTAATGCTATGACAAGATCAGAATGGTTAGCTAAATGCCTGCACTGGAAACAAAAATGGCCTGTTATTCAGCCCGAACATGCAGCAGACAACACCACAGGTGCTGTTAACATTTATGCAGTATTGGATTGGATCAACAAGCACAGCAGACCCGAACAAGTGCTTATGGGAGATGCTGGCAGTATCAGCTATGCAGGGCCAACTGCTTTAGAAACAAAACCGGGACAGAGAATGGTGTTTAGTCCTGCACAAGCAGACATGGGGTGGGCAGTGCCTGCAGCTATTGGTGTTTGTCTCGCCAATGGTAATCAAAGTGTAATTACCATAACCGGTGACGGCAGTTTTATGAGTAACATACAAGAACTAGCAGTTATAAAAGAACACAATCTAAATGTTAAAATTGTTATTTTAAACAACGGCGGCTATCTCAGCATTAAAAACACACAGGAAAAATACTTTGAAGGTCGTGTCTATGGCACCAGCAGTAAAAAAGGTCTTTGGTTTCCAGACTTTGCAGAAGTTGCTGAATGTTTTAAATTTGAATACTTTAAGATTACCAGTCAGCGGGATATGGATAGATACGCAGAAGTTTTAAAATATGGCGGCAACAGTCCTCAGATATTTGACTGTGTATGTTTAGAAAATCAAGAAATTCTACCAGCACAGGCACTAAAAAATGGTCAGCAAGCTGGCCTGCACGACATGACTCCTTTTCTCAGCGACGAAGAACTAGCCGAAGAAATGATTGTCAGCATTAAATAGCTGCATGAGCTGGCATGATTTTGTAAGAGCAAGTTATGACTTGGTAATGGAAAGTGAGGGTCTCAGTGACACTTACTTAGACACAGAAGTAGAAACTTATGTTGTTCATTTGTTAGCTAAAAACTTTGTTAAATTAAACATTGACGAAGAAGCCATTGCCATACAGATTCTTAATGGCACTGACTTTCAACACATAGGCGATGAGTGCTTATTAATAAACAGTTATCCTTTAAAACGGCGTCGCTGGCCTACCAGCACTTACTATAGAGACATGGGTACAGTTGCCTATGGTATGGCTAACATAACTATAATGGAATCAAACTTTGATGATGCCAGTCGTGTACTACATCATGTGTTTAGCCGAATAAGTTGATCTTCAATTAGTAATATGCTAACATTACGGCTCAATTAACTTTGGAGTTATAATGTTTGAATCTATCGAAATCCGCAAAGCCGCAAACGGTTTTATTCTTGTTGTCCACACCGAAGACGAAGACAAGGAATATGTCTACGACACTAGCCGTAAACTCATGCGGGTGATCAAGCAATACATTGACGCAGACAACAAATCTGAAGAGTAATACCTAAGTATTAATCCTTCGGTTTACTTGGGTATTTGCAAATAATTCTTTTTTCTGTTATAATTGCATTATTGCAAAAAAGGATATTTTATGACCCCTAAACAAACCGCTGTTCTTAATGTGGTGAAAATTTTTGCCATTGGCATTGGTGCTGGCATTAGCATCGCATTTTTAACTGAACTTTTTACCCTTGAACAATTGGGCATTGGGGTTAGTGTTGCTTTGCTGGCCTATATGATTAAAATGGTCTACGACATCGAATTGGCCAAAGCAGAAACTCTAGCAAAGTTAAACGAAATCAGCAAAAAGTAATACTTAGGTATTACATTTGAGTAATAACCCATCACTAAGAAAGGGTATTGCTCAAAAATGGTTAATTTGTTATAATAATGACATGATGAACAAAACAGGAGCTAGTATGTCAGCAACGATTCGTATCCGCAAAGGCACTTACCGCAACCAGCAAGTTAAAGGTCAAGTGTTTGAGTTGGTTGAGCAGTACAAACGAACTGCCACTGGCGGCTTTGTTACTGTTCGCAACGGTGACAATTTTCCTGGCTTTCCCGATACCATTCGCATCAAAGTCGCAGGTGTTGATGCCTACGAATTTGTCAGCGGTGAAGACACTGTTACTAGTTCTAAGGTTGAAGCAGTAGACACCAACACCGAATCCGACGAAGCAGCAATGACTCGTATTCGTGAGCGTTTTGAAATTCTCACTGAGATGACCAAAGCTTCTACCAATGGCGACATTCGTGCTATGATTGTGTCAGGCCCCCCGGGTGTTGGTAAGAGCTATGGTGTTGAAACTGAAGTTGAAAAGGCCTGTTTGTTTGATCAGATTGCTGGCAAGCGTCTGCGAGCAGAAGTTGTCAAAGGCTCAGCCACTGCGCTGGGTCTGTATGTTACTCTGTACAAATATTCGGACTCAAATTGTGTGTTGGTGTTTGATGACTGTGACAGCATTTTGCTGGACGATGTCAGTCTTAACCTGTTGAAAGGTGCCCTGGACTCAGGCAAGAAGCGCAAGATTTCTTGGCTCAGTGACAGTTCTATGCTGCGCCGTGAAGGTGTGCCAGATCAGTTTAACTTCAATGGTAGTATTATCTTTATTACCAACTTGAAGTTCGACAAGATGAAATCGCAGAAATTGCGTGATCACTTGGATGCACTGCAAAGTCGCTGTCACTATCTGGATTTGACCTTGGACACTATGCGTGACAAGTTCCTGCGTATTAAGCAGATTGCTGGTGACGGCGAATTGTTTCAGGACTATGACTTTGGTGACATTGGTCGTGACGAAATTCTTGACTTCATGTATGAAAACAAGAACAGCCTTCGTGAAATGAGCCTGCGTATGGCGCTGAAGATTGCGGATCTCCGCAAGAGCTTTCCCCTGCGTTGGCAAGCTATGGCTCGTACGACCTGTATGAAGCCTGCAGAATAACCCCTGCCGTGTGCGTGACCGGCATTCCACGCAAGTGTGATGTAAGTCCGGTTTCGATAAGGAGAAATTGAAATGCCATGTTTGAGTTATGATACTGAATGGGTCAATAAAAGTAGCCGAAAACACGATATTGAAATTAAAGTGTTGAAAGAAGAAGCTGACAAGTTGGCTCGTATTGCTTGTCAAGCTCTTGCTGAACTTGAAAAAGTTGCTCCAGATTCTGGCTTACTATCATTTCCCAGCGAACTGACTCGTTGGTGGGACAGTCATAAAAAAGCAGATGCGGCCCGTAAAGCTGCTGAACAAAAGGAAAAAACCAAAAATGCAGAATTGGCCCGTAAGCGTAAGGCCGCATTGGCCAAATTAACTGCTGAAGAAAGGTCTGCGTTCAAACTAAGGAAGTAACATGGACAAACATGACATTTTAGAAATAATTCAAAAAGAAGCCGATAAACTGGCCCCGGGTTATGTTCGTTATGCTAAATTGGCCATGCTGGAACTTGAACGCAACGACATGACTTCATTTGTTTTACTTCGTAATGACGAACTGCGAGTATGGTGGTCAAGCGAAATTGACAGAATTGAAAAACAGTATGCTCGTGCCGCTGAAGCCCGTAGAGCCTACGAAATTAAAATTGAAGCATGGAATAAACTAACTCCTGAAGATCGAAGGGTATTAGGCCTTCGTAAACCTGTTGAACCCAAGAGTATGAATTAATTGCATATAGCATATATATTAGATAAATAAAAATGCAGCGCCGGCGCAATGCTGACGCAGAGTTAATCTCAAAACGCTTGACACTCAATGTCTTTACTGTAGTTGTGCTACAGAACGCAGCTAATTACCAAAATATTTTAATTTCCTGCTTACTGAAAGTATAATTATACCATGGAACAACACCCTCAACCCTTTGGCAGCTCATTTAGCGAGCTGCAGTCGATGTTCATGACTCGACTTGCTTTACTGGAAGAAAACCCCAATGTATATTGGTCCTGTAATGGGAATCCTATAAGATCAAAATACAAGGCCATGCAGAATTTAAGCCAAGGTCAACAAACTTCATTTTACTTTTATGATGACCAATGGGCCCAAGCAGATTGGTCTCGACCGGTTGATGCTACATTTGAACAACTCTTAATTGATCGTGCTCTTGATATCAGACGCAAACATGACTATGTGCGTATTGCTTACAGCGGGGGGTCAGATAGCCATACTGCATTACTAGCTTTCAAACTTGCCGGAGTAGCGCCAGACGAGATTTATTATTGGACTAAGCTCGATGAATATCCTACCATATTCGACAATAATTTCGAGATACACAGGTCCGTGGTGCCTTATATTTCAACAATTCAACAATGGTTTCCATCGACAAAAATTCGCCATATTAACATAGATTATGATCGATATCGAGCATTAAAATTATTAACTCCATCTCATCCTGCTTTTGAAGTAGGAGCAGGGCTTAGGTCTCTTGCTATTGAATTTAGCCTTGCAGTATTCGACGATTTTGATATTGGTCCAGGTACAATAACCATCAGTGGTTGTGATAAGCCAAGGTTAGATTATATTAATGGTCATTGGTATGCTTGGCTCACTGATGTTGGGTGCATGATGGCATGGGGCAAAAACATTGAAGGATTTTTTACTCCAGAAAATCCTGAATTGTATATTAAACAATGTCATGCTCTTAAAGAGTATATTGTTCAGAAATTTCCAAATGTTTCTCGGTCAGATTTATTAAAATTGCAGACTAAAGGAGATTTGAATATTAGAAAAGAAATAAACACGGCCATTGGAAGACTTCCACAATTTGACATAATATCAATGTCTCGTAAACATACTAAACGAAAGTTTAGACCCGGGGAGACCGGAATAAAAGCATACTGTCTTTGGAGAACTATTCGTTCACTTGAAGGCGGCACTGAGTTCTTACAGAAATGGCAAGACATTAAACAACAATTTCAAGACGAAACTGGATATTATCCTGATGTTGAAGTTTTTGGAAAATTTTATAATCTTGACACAGGCAGTATTCACACTGTGGATGAGTTGTTTCCGTACGGGTGGCATCCTGATTAAAATGTACAATATAATAAGGATTGACTGTGATTGATATAACTGGTGTCGCAGTATCCACAATACTAGGCACATTATCAGGTATCACTGTTGGTTTGTTGCCAGGGTTAGGCGTAAGCACTGCTACACTGTTATTGGCTCCTTTATTGGTACAATTCAACCCAATATATGGTTTGATATTTTTTGTGGCATTATTGGTAACTAGCCAGTATACAGGCACAATTACAGCATTAATTTATGGGGTGCCCGGAGAACTCAGTAGTTATCCAGTGATTAACGAGCGCAAACACTTGCTTGACAAGGCCTCTGATGTTTTGCAACAATCTGCGTTAGGCAGTTTCGTTGGTGCTACTGTGGCCATGACTGTATTTGTGTTCTTGATGTATTTGGCAGATCTTTGGATAAAACTTTATAATTATAAAGTTTTTGGTTGGGTAATTCTTTTGACGGTGATATCGGTCATAATGTTTGGTAGCCAAACCAACAAGGTCTTGACCAATTTGGTTTTGTTTACATGCGGATATTTTTTGTCCAAAATTGGTTATAACGCAAATTTAGCGGTCGAATGGGGCACTTTTGGTTTTACCAGTCTACTCAACGGCGTTCCATTAATGGCATTAGCATTTGGGCTAGTAGTGATCCCTAACATCAGCATTGGTGCTCGGTACCCAGTAATCTCTCAAGCAGTTGATGATTTAACACGATCTTATACACGATGGGCCGCTATTATTAGAGGTTCTATTTTGGGAATAGTTGGGGGATTGGTCCCGGGTGTAACATACATGGTCAGTACCCAGATGAGTTATGTGACTGAACAGCGGTTGAGTAGAACTGACGCAGTGTGCCGGGTGGTGGCCCCCAGTACAGCAGACAATGCTGGGGCAGTCAGCAGTCTCTACACATTATTTTGGTTGGGAATTCCCATTACTCTAGGCGAAGCTGTGGTTGTTTGGTTGTTTGACAAAAGCAATCAGCCGCTGACTTGGAGTTCATTGAATCAACACATGCTTACGCCATTGGGTAACTTGACTTATTTTGAAATCATATTGTGTGCATTTTTTACGGCCAATTTAGCAGCATACTTATTGACAGGACCATACAGAACTTTGTCAAAAAAACTTGCTCGTCATTTATTGACACCATTTGCCGGTTATGTTATACTGACCATTGCGATCTGCAGCTTATATTTTGCTGCTGCCGAATCTAGAAGCCAACTGATATTTTTAATTACTTTGATAATTTCGTCGGCAGTAAGTCTTGTTCTAAGACGAATAGATTGGATGCCATTGATAATTGGATTTATTTTACAAGATATCATCGAGGGTATTTTGTATAAATTGAACATTCTCATTTTTTAAAAGGAAAATTATGAAAAATACTATTAAAATAACTAAATTTTTAGCAGCAATATGCTTGTCAACGGCTGCGTTCAGTGCTGCAGCCAGTGATTACTTAATGGTTATTAATACTGGAAATCCAACTGGTGCTACAAGAATCGTCGCTGATCAGTATGCTACCGAATATCGCAAGCATTACAAATCAGTTGAAGCATTGACCCCGGGTGGATGTTTGCCTGTGATTGCTGGTATTAAAGAAAATAAAGGTCCCACTGTAGTAATATGGGATAATTCAGTATTGTTTAACGATACCTGTAAGTCAGAATTTACTAAACAAAAACAAATAGCAACATTTGGTGGTTACTACTATCTCTGTACAGCCAAAGAAAACAATCTTACTGTTCAAGATTTTGCAGAAGGTCGTGGGCGAGTAGCTTTGCTACCTCCTTTTCCTTTCTGGGATAAATGGTTTAAAGATATGGGCACACATCTTGGTGTGCAATATCTCACTATGCCAGTGGGTGACAGTGGCAAAGTTATCCTTAGTTTGTTGAGCAAAGAAACCGATTGGGCATTAGTAAATAGTCAGCGGGCTCTAGTTCAAATCAAAGAAAATAAGTTAAAGTGCGTAGCATCGCTTAATCCAGCTGGCGAAAATGGGTATCCATATCTTGGTAAGTATAACAAGAACTTTCCCAACAGCTCAATGTTGTTAGGCACGAATGTATATGTAACAAATGCATCAGCGACAGAAAAGAAAAAAATAGAAGATATATTGTTGAATTTTCACCGTACCAGCGAGTTCCAAAACTTTATATTAAGGAGTGTATTAACTGATTATACACTGGCTGATCCTGTGTCCAAAGACAAATTTTATGAAACTATGATCAAATCGAGTTCAGTGAAATAATATTTGGTTAATTTATTCAGAAACCCAAGGTATTACGCTATAATTATTAGTAATATAATGTAATACTTGAGTTTATATTATTATTACAAAACCATCAAAAATATTGTTTACATTAAATCCCGATTTAGTTATAATACAAGCTCGACATTGCAGTTCAAGAGGATAAAAATCAATGAGCGGATATAACACATACACTAAGTTTCAACGCATCGAAGCACAGGCCAAAAGTTTGGGCTTTCGTCTAGGAAGCCCCTCACAGCACTACGGTTCGCGAGATTACGGTGATATGGTTTCGCTGTATCCTGATGAAACTGCACTGCCCATTTACAGCCGCGATGCTGAAATTTGGACCGGCTCATTCGCTGACATTGAATTGTTTTTAACTGGATGGGTCAAGGCACAACAGTATGACGCTATGCTGAGAATGACTGACGATAAACGCCGCAAGCGATACGAAGCCAAAGAAGTTGACCGTCAACGGATTTCTAAAGAGCGTGAAGAAAAGCGAAAGATGTTTGCTATTCTGGCAAACAAAACCGAAAAACAAGTTGATCGATTGGTAAAATAATGGAGAATATTATGTTTGAAATTTGGGAAGGTGATTTGTTCTTGTTCACTGTAGACTTTGAATCTGAGGCAGACCTGTATCGTGAACAGGGCTATACTGTAAAGGCTATTGCCAATGCTTGAGCAGATTGTTTTAGTTGCTGTCTTGACTTTGCCTAATAGTTCCGCTATAGTGCAAGAAGTACAAGGTAGATACCAAACCATGCAGGAATGCCAGCGTGGTCGAACTAAGGCACTAACGGTGCCGGATCGATATCGCAAAAGTCTTGTATGTTTGCCTGTAGATCCAGATTAACAAGGAACAAATTATGCCTCGCAAGAAAAAAGAAACAGTAGAATCAAATCCCGAACACGATAAACTAATTGAAACACTAAAATTTACTCCACGCACTTACAAGATTTCGCTGTGGGGCTATGGCGGAGAAACAGTCATGGGCACTGTCAGTCGCGCCACCTACGACTATTTTAAGCAACACAGAATCAGTGTAAGTGATTATGCTTGGGACTACAGTGACGATGATAATCCCTTGCCTGATGTGCCAGAAGAGCTACAGCCTTTTACTCCTGGATCATGGCATGACTGTGACAACATGGGACACTGTTGGGGTGTAGATCGCAGTGCAGGCACACTACAAGTCAATGATGAAAACGACAATACTGTCTACGAAATTCAGTTGGACAATGTCAGCGGCATGGGCGTAGACGAGGACCATCCTGAAAATTCAGAACCTGAATGGATGGGTGGTGAAGAAATTTGGATCGACAGTCAACCCGCAGGCACTGTGGTGTTTATTGGTAACAGCAGTGAAAAAGGCACTTTCTTTGAAGGCGAAATTGAACTTAAATCACCTTTTAATCCGGGCCTTATTACATTAACATACGACGAAATTGACGGCAATGAAATCGTTACTGGTGTCATATACGACGGGGAGGATATTGATAACTTTGGCGGTGACACTTCGGGTAAAAGTTCAGACTTTGGATTTTACATTGCCGGCAGTCAAAAGACCACAGGTAAGTGGGAACGATACAAAGACATGGATGATATCAACTACGGCTTAACTGAATGGTTCCCGGCAAAAGTAAATCCTGTTCGTGAAGGGCAGTATAATATTAAAACCAAAGACGGTTACGAGTATCGTGCCGTATGGACAGGTGAACGGTGGCGACAGACTTGGAACGAAGATAAACTTAAAATCACTGAGTGGCAGGGCATTGCCTATGATCCCGATGAACACTTTTTGCGCGAAGAACTAGACAAGATTCATTTGGCATTCCCTGATAGATTTCCCAGTGCTGAAGAAATTAATAACTTAGAAATTGTAGAATGTGTTCAATGCAATTGGTCTGGTAAACTGGATTCAACTGCACATAATGAACATGACGAAATGGTTTGTCCGGTATGTGGCAGCGCTGTAGAATTTAAACACTAAGGAAAATTAAAATGGCTATTTGGAAAATTTCCACACTAGAAAAAAAGAACTGCGAAGAACGCGAAATCTGGATCAAGGACGGTGAACAAATTGTTCGCATCAACGGGTTTCGTTGGGGTACATTTACTGTAGAAACAACCAACAATAATCCTCCCGAAGGTATTACTGCTGACAATACTGACGGCATTGACATGTACAGTTATTTGGGAGAAAATGCGCCTGACGGTGCAGTACTAGAAAGCATGGATGATGGATGGTTGGGCGATTGGGAATTTCCAGATGACATGGATGAAGACGAACAGCAACGCATCATGGATGGATATGACGAAGAAGCTTATGAGTTTATGGAAAACGAAGGTTGGTACAACGACGAAACCGAAGCTTGGTTATTTGGACCTTTGGAAATTGTTCGCATTGACGACTCCAAGGATTCCATGCAAGATCAACCCGAACCCGGCACTGCACCGCATAGACCCTCAGAAACTGCACCAGGTGTAGGGACTATTTTAGAAGGCAAGAAGAAACAATGGCCTTTTTAAAGAATTTGCTGTAATGGCAAATATCAGACAACGCTCTAAAACTAGCTCCTGCGTTATCTGATCTTTTAGCCCTGCTTCGGCAGGGTTTTTTTTGACTTTGCTGTGTTATTAGTGTATAATTGTCGTATGGTAACATTTAACTACATCGAAGACTACATTGAATTTATTGGTGGTTATCGTGACATCAATAATCGCAAACTGGGCCTTTTTGATACTGTGGCTTCACCTGTTAGTTTGGCCAGATACGACATAAAAATTATTGACAGTCTTGCTAGTCAAACTGCTGAACGAAATATTGGCTACACTGACAAGCAAGCAGAACTAGCTAGAAAGATTGTGGTCAAGTATCGTAGACAGTTAAGTCAATTGCCGCAACCTGTTGCAGTTGATGAAAATATCAAAAGTTACAGAATGGGCATAAGGCAAGTAGATAGAAGTCGCCGAGCATTTATTCGTGACAACAAAATTATTTTAAAGTTTCCCTATGATATTGATTTAATTGATGCAGTTAAAGTACAGAGTCGCCAAGGTGATGGTTCGGGTGTTTTCCTTGCTGAAGAAAAGCTTTGGCAATTTGGCGTCACAGAAAGTGTTGTCAACTGGATCTGTACTATCAGTGAAAAGCATAATATTGAAGTAGACAAATCTGTCACAGATCTTTATGTTAAGATTCTAGAATGCGAACAACAGCCCTATGCCATCGAATTGGTAGATACTGGCACTGGTTACGACATTACAAATGCTGCTGAAAATCTTAAAGACTATATTATAACAAATTTAGGTGGCTTTGGCTACGATAATTTGTTGATGCTGATTGACAATGCAGAAGTCCTGGGTTATACTGTGCCAGACGGGTTGTTGCTGCAATTTTACAAACAATTTAGGCCAACACTGTCTGTTAGACAGCGGCTTTGTACAGCTAAAAACCGTCGCAGATTTAACAAATCAACTGGTGATCTTGAAGAAATTGTTGAGTATGCTCGTGCAACAAACAGACTGCCAGTATATGTCTATGCCACTGGTTTACCAAAAACCAGTACTGAAGAAGTTAAATACTTGAGACAGGAAACAGTTGATACAAAAATCAAATGCCTTGTCAGCGAAAGCAGACTGTTAGTGGGCACACGCAAACAAGCTTGGATGAAACAAGCTGAAAAAATCTTTTACCTTGAATGACTACCTGTATAATTGAAATCAAAGATGAAGTAAACTGTAAACTTCATAATCTTGAATTGACTGATCGCAAGCGTTTAGTTGAAAAGTTCAAGTACGAAATACCCGGGGCCAGATACTTGCCAGCTGTGAGACTGGGACGCTGGGATGGAAAAGTACCTTACTTTAATCTTGGTGGCACTACTTACATAAACTTACTGCCTGATATTTTGCCCTTTATTCAAGAACGGGGCTATGACATTGACATACAGGACACAAGAGAATATACTACTACCTTTGAATTTGAGCCTGTTACAGAAACTACTTTTGCTGATATCAAATGGCCTAAAGGTCATCCTGCCGAAGGCGAACCCATACTATTGCGTGACTATCAAGTCGAAATTATTAACAGGTTTTTAGAAAATCCACAGTGTATACAAGAAGTGGCCACAGGCGCCGGTAAGACCATCATGACGGCAGCTCTGTCCGCAAGTGTGCAAAAATATGGTCGCAGCATTGTTATTGTGCCCAGCAAGAGTCTAGTTACACAAACAGAAGCAGACTATATCAACATGGGCCTAGATGTTGGTGTACTTTTTGGTGATCGCAAAGAATACAACAGAACACATACTATCTGCACTTGGCAAAGTCTTAACACTCTGTTAAAAAACACAAAAAACTACGAAGCAGATATTACAATACAGGAATTTGTAGAAGGTGTTGTGTGTATCATGGTAGATGAAGCCCACAGTGCCAAAGCAGACGCACTAAAAAGCTTGTTAACTTCAGTGTTTGCTACTACAGCTATTCGTTGGGGTTTGACAGGCACTATTCCCAAAGAAGACTTTGCGTTTCAAGCACTGAACTGTTGCATTGGTCCAGTAGTAGGTAGATTAAGTGCTAGTGAACTTCAAGAAGCAGGCCATCTCAGTAACTGCCATGTAAATATAGTTCAACTGGTAGACTATGTAGAATACAAAGACTATCAACAAGAACTGCGATACTTACTGGAAACTCAAGAACGAATTGACTATCTCAGCCAGTTAATTAATAAAATAGCTGATTCTGGCAATACACTGGTGCTGGTAGATAGAGTAGGGCCCGGCAAAGAACTGGCCAGTAAAATCAATAATGCTGTGTTTGTAAGTGGTGCAACCAAAGCAAAGGATAGAAAGGAAGAATATGATGAAGTGGCTGTTTCAGATGGCAAGGTTATTGTGGCGACTTATGGTGTGGCCGCTGTGGGCATTAATATTCCTCGGATCTTTAATTTGGTTCTTGTGGAGCCCGGAAAAAGCTTTGTCAGGGTTATACAGTCTATTGGGCGAGGTATTAGGAAAGCGCAAGACAAGGACCATGTTGAAATTTGGGACATCACCTCAACCTGCAAATTCGCCAAACGACACCTTACTAAACGAAAAGCCTTTTACAAAGAAGCCAACTACCCATTCAGCTTGGAAAAACTAGAATGGCAATAAAGAAAAAACTGGCTGTATGCGGTTGCAGTTTTATGTGGTCTAGTAGGGAATTATATAATAAATGTAAAGGAAAATCATGGAGTCAAAAGTTTCCCATTGAAGAATCTTTACATATAAAACAAGAAAAACTAAATCTTAATTATCAACACTGGCCCCATTTTACAGATATTTTTGCTGACAAATATAACTATGATATTGTTAACTATGCACAAGGTGGGGCCAGCAATTTTCAAATTCGTGAACAATTAAACACAGCAATTTTAAATAAACCTGATTTAATAATTATTGCGGCAACCGATCCTAATAGATTTGAATTAAAAAATATTAATAATCAGTTTTCTACAAATTGTTTTATTGATAATCCAGATCTTTTTCATAAAAGTACGCTATTTGCCTATAAAAATTATGTTAGTTTTTTACACGATGATAAGTTAAGTGAAAAAAAGAGCTACTATATAATTCAAAACGGATTATATTTTTTAGATAAAGAAAAAATTCCTTATATTTTTTTAGCCGGGCCGATGAAAAGTTTAAATTGGGACGGGCATTCATTGATTTGGCCAATTGAGCTAGAACAACCTTGGGACTTAAATAAATCAAAAGATTGGCTTAAGGAAGGAAATCATTATGCAGTAGATAAGCAGTTTTCTTTTTTTAATAATCTAGAAAAATTACTTGACAGCTTTATATAAGATATTATAATTAGTTAACTTTTAATCATATATGAGACTATTAACACTGGAACATAATACAGCCTACGAGCT